CTCCATTTACTGGACCTATTGAGACGACCAGAGAATTTCGGTACTACCTGCAAGTTACTTTTAAACAAAACGCTTGCGCCATTTCAACTAGCGATTCTTCGTGAATTGTGGGTTAGACCATTCCCAATGCTTATTGGAAGCCGCGGCTTGGGGAAAACTTGGCTCCTAGCTATCTACATTATTCTCCGCATGCTTTTCACGCAAGGCTCCAAGATTGTCGTGGTGGGCGCTGCTTTCCGTCAGAGCAAGTACGTGTTCGAGTATTGCGAGGAGGTATGGAGTCACGCCCCCATCCTCCGTGACCTGGTTGGCCCAGGCAGTCGGTCTCTACCGAATGGCCCTCGTAAGGACATCGACCGTTGTATTTTTCGTCTTGGTGATAGCGTGGCTAATTTTTTGCCTATCGGTGATGGAAGTAAGGTACGTGGCCAGCGTGGTTCTCATATTATCTGTGAGGAAATGGCGTCGGTACCCCCCGACGTATTTGAGACGGTTATTTCCGGTTTCGCATCAGTGAGCCTATCGCCAGTTGTGAAAATGAGAAGTGAGGCCAGAACTAAAGCTTTGCATGAACTGGGAATTACCGGCATCGATACCTCTGGAAATCCGTCCATAACATCTAACCAAACAATTATCTCCGGGACTGCTTACTACACATTTAATCACTTCTATGACTATTTTCGTAAGTACAAGGCAATCATTGAGAGTAAGGGCGACGTCAATAAGTTAGAAGAAATTTTCCGCGGTGAAATTCCTCCGCAATTCAATTGGAAGGATTATGCGTTAATGCGAGTGCCAGTTGATATGTTGCCCAGTGGGTTCATGGATGAAAAGACTATCGCTAGAGCGAAGGCTACCATTCATGCTGGAATATTTGGTATGGAGTATGGTGCTGTTTTTTGTGGTGATTCAAGCGGTTTCTATAAACGCTCTCTTATTGAAAAGTGCGTGGTCGGCAAGCCCGATAACCCAATCACGACTCCGGAAGGCGAGGGGATTGTTTTCACTGCGGCGCTCCGTGGGAATCTGAATTCAAGTTACGTAATGGCAATCGACCCCGCTAGTGAGCAGGACAACTTCAGCATCGTTATACTTGAACTGTTTCCGAATCATCGCCGCGTCGTCTATTGCTGGACCATTACTCGGGCACGGTACAAAGCCAAGCTCAAAAAGGGCCTCGCCAAAGAGCAGGACTTCTACCGGTATTGTGCCGCCAAAATTCGCGAACTGATGAAGCTGTTTTACTGTGAGCGAATCGCCCTTGACAGCCAGGGTGGTGGCATTGCCGTCATGGAGGCTCTTGGAGACCCAGCCGGTCTTGAGGGGAACGAACGCCCGATTTACACGGTGGTCGATGAGGAAAAGCCCTCGGACACGGACAATAAGGTGGGCGACCACATTCTGGTAATGATTAACTTCGCGAGGGCCGAGTGGGTTAGCGAGGCGAACCATGGTATGCGAAAGGACTTCGAGGATAAGACCCTGCTCTTTCCTGAGTTCAATCCAGCGATTGTCGGCCTGGCCATCGAAGAAGACAAAATGCTCGGGCGGGTCAAAGTGGACTCTGAAGGGACGGAACGTCTTTATGATACTCTTGAAGACTGCGTTATGGAAATCGAGGAGCTGAAGGACGAGCTTGCCACCATTGTTCACACGCAGACTGGCGTCTCATTGCGGGACCGCTGGGACACCCCAGAGGTGAAACAGGCCGGTGGCCGCAAGGGGCGGCTTCGGAAGGACCGCTATTCAGCTCTCCTGATGGCGAACATGGTGGCTCGCATTTTCCAGAAGGCCCCGCAGTCTACCAACTATGAGGTTTACGGCGGGTTCGCCCAGGACCTGGTCAAGCGAGGAAAGGTTAACACGAGGGGGCGGCACAATAACCCCGAGTGGTACGACAGAATGGTAAACTCCCCAGGGTACGGGATAGTCGCGGGTCGTGGTAACAGATAATAATGATGACCTTCTCGCTAATCGGGGTGTGGGGTGTCCCCACCACGGGGTATTTGATTGATAATGGAATCACAATCGCAATCTGACAAACCCTTCTATTTCACGTGGGGTGAAGACGGCAAGACCATCAAGCTCTTCGAGTTGACTCAGCCGCTAGAGAAACTCCAGGCTGTGAACCGGGCCACCGGCTCCAATTTGTATTTCAATATCGCTCCCAATAAAGTATCAGTCCGCGATAATTACGACCGCGGCGACTGGGGGGCCTTCCGGCCAGGCGAGGCCGTTCCTTACAAGCTCAAGGATATTATCGCCACCTGCATGGAGGCTAGCAACCGCAGTGGTATTGTTAGAAATATTTTCGACCTGATGTCTGACTTTACAGTGAAGGGCATCAACTTCGTCCACCCGAACGAGCGTATCGAGAAATTCCACAAAGAGTTATACCGTAGGTGGAATGTGCCAGAGCGCTCAGAACGCTTCGCGTCCATTCTATATCGCGGCGCAAATGTTGTCGGCAAGCGAAACACAACGAGGCTGAGTGATAAGGACGAGCAGAACCTACGGCGGGCAATCGCTGCCCCCGACCTTGAATTCGAGAGTTCACTCCCTAAACTCGCCAAGCGTGAGATTCCGCTACGCTATGACTTTTTTAATCCCATCTCGGTCGAGCTGATTGGTGACGAACTGGCTCCCTTCATCGGTCCAGAGTCATTCCGCTTCGCTATCAGGGTACCCCCCGAGATTATCAAGAAGGTCAAGCACCCCAAAAATAAAGCTGAACGTGAGATGATTGAGGCTTTGCCTGACGAGATGGTTCAATCCATCATCAAGGGCGAGAAGCTGCTGCCGCTGGATGTGGACAAGGTCTTCGCATACTACTACAAACGCGATGACTGGCAACCGTGGGCTATCCCCATGCTTGCGCCCATCCTTAAAGACCTCATCATGCTGGAGAAGCTCAAGCTTGCTGATATCTCAGCGTTGGATGGGGCCATCTCCTGTATTCGTGTGTGGAAATTAGGTAATATCGAGGCCAAGCTGATGCCCAGCGAGGCCATCATGATGCGTCTTGCTGAGATTCTCACGAACAATGTGGGCGGCGGCGTGATGGACCTGGTCTGGGGACCCGATATCGAACTATTGGAGACTTCGACAGAAGTCTACCGGTTCCTGGGCGAAGCCAAGTATGCCCCTACGCTGGATGCTATTTACGCTGGGCTGGGTATCCCCCCTACCCTGACGGGAAACGTTCAAACGGGTTTCACCAACAATTACATCTCACTCAAGACACTGGTCGAACGTCTCGAATATGGCCGCAGCATTCTCAAGAGGTTCTGGGAGAATGAGCTGAGGATTGTGCAGCGAGCTATGGGGTTCCGGTTCCCGGCCACCGTAACGTACGACGACTTACTGACTGATGAAACTGCCGAGAAGCAGCTCCTCCTTGGGTTGGCCGACCGAGACCTGATTGACATCGAAAGTATCCAGGAGAGGTTCGGTCTTGACCCCGATATTGTCGCTGTGCGTACTCGCCGCGATATGAGACGCCGTCGTGACCAGGCCGTGCCGCCGAAGGCAAGTCCATTCCACAATCCGAACTTCATGCAGGACATGGCAAAGCTATTTGCTGGTTCGGGAGCTTATCCGCCCAGTCAAATGGGCGTCGAGCTGGAGACGGCGAAGCCCGGTGAGGCTCCTCCTCTCAAAGTGAAACAGCAGTACGCACCCAAGGGTGCTTTACCCGGGGAACCCGGTCAGGGTCGTCCCCCCGGGGTGCGTGATAAAACCAAGCGCAAGCAGAAGGTTGTGAAGCCGCGGAGTACCGCCGCCTTTTTGCAAAATCTTGCGATAGCTGAGGATACCCAGGCCAAAATCGCCAAGGTAGTCACACCGGTCTACCTGAAAGCGAAATCCAAGAAAAACCAGCGGGAGCTGACCTCCGAGGAGAGCAAGTCTTTTGAGGACTTCAAGTTCGCACTGCTGGCGCAGTTTGCCGTTGGTCAAGATGCGAGCGAGGAGTGCATTAAGGGTTTGGTGGCCAAGGAATTGCCGGTACCACCCGCCATGGAACAGCTGCTGCGTATGACGGTCAGTCGTTATACAGAAGTCAATGGGCATGAACCATCCATAGACATGGTTCGCCGTTTTCAATCCAACGTGTATGCCCTCTTCAAGGGCCAATATGAAGAGACCGATAATACTGGTGACATTGCACAGGCGTTATCACGAGCTGAAGAAGAACCTGCTCCGAATGCGTGAGCGGGCTTTAATTGAGCTTGGTTTCCAGCCTAGTGTGGTACTTGTTTGGGCATGTCCCGAGCTATCCCGCCTATGGTTTATCGAGGAGCTGAAGGCCGAAGGCCTGGTGAGCGTTGTTGTGGGGCGTCCGGCCCTGCCCGATGAAATTGGGGGCGGGACAACCTATCCG